CCTTGAAGGGATATTTTCAAACGATTCAATGTATCGCTCAATATGTATGGATGCAGGTAATAACACAAGAGACAAAGAAAAAGACACTTATGAGGACTATATAGCCCAACAGTGCTATAAAATGGCAAACGCTATGATGAAAGAGCGAAAGATTGTATTGGATATCCTTGCCAAATAACCCGTTTTAACCATGGACCTAATCACTCGCACAATCCTCGGCTATACGGCAGAGGTCGTTGGGGTCAACCCCGACCAAATCATCAGCAACATCAAGACTCGTGAATTTGTGCTGGCTCGCTCAATCTTTGCCGACATCGCCTATTCGGAGTATATGTACAGTTATTCTCGCATCGGGCGAATCCTCAATAGGGACCACGCCACGGTCATGCACAACATAGAGGTCCTCAACAACCAAATGTGGCAACTGCCATCAATCAAGCACCTTCGCAAGGAGGTTTTCAACAGGACCAAAGAATTTCTGCAACATCCACATGAATCTATGTAATCTTTGCGTGAGTGAACGCAGAGAGCATCGTCCTTGACCTTTATCGCAGCGGAGAAATCCGTAAGGCTTGCCTCACCATTACGGGGGGCAATCCGCTTTGGAAGGACCTCGAACAAGAGGTCGTCCTGATTCTGCTCGAAAAAGACCCCGACAAGATTACCAAGATGCAGGTCCAAGGCTACCTGCGTTTTTACATCGTTCGCCTGATAATGAACCTGTACCGGGGCAACAACAATCAATTCGCCAAGAAGTACCGCCACCACGACGAGCGGGTTGAAGTGGATCCCGAAACCCAAGAACTGGGCAAGGACTACGACTCCCTGCTCGACGACCTTTGGGCCATCGCCCAGCAAGAGATGGACTCTTGGGCCAAGGATGGAGCGTTCCCTTACGACAAAGAACTGCTGAACCTACTGATGCAGACCGGGAACATGAAGGCCATGTCCCGGGAAACAGGCATCCCGTACAGGTCCATCATCTACTCCATAGAACAGGCCAAGGCCAAAATCAAAACCGCAATCGAAGCCAATGGATATACTGGTCTATCCCATCCTGATTAGTGCTTTAGCGACCCTTGCGGTCGTGGAGTTCCGGGTCCTGCCACAGTGGTTCTACGCTCTGCCCTTTGCGAAGCGGAAGCCGTTTTCGTGTATGACCTGCTTTGGCTTTTGGCTTGGCTTTGCCCTGACCCTGCCGACCTGCCAATGGTACTTGGCCCCAATCCTTGGCCTTGCCACATCTGCCACCGCAATCCTACTCCGAGAATGGACCTTCAAATGACAACCGACCAATTCATCGTGGCCCAAAAGCATCGCAAGTATTGGGACCAATATGTGGCATCCCTAACCATGCGCTTACCACCCGATGCGGTTGGTGAACTGCAAGCCATCCTCACGGCTCACGGACGACCGCCCACGAATTGGTGGTGCGCTGACTGCGTAAAATCGGCTCTCCAATACATTTACCTACAAGCGGACTTGTTCCTCGAAGTCAACCAAAACACAATAACCTACCCCCTGAATGCCCCTGCCAATCCCGAACAATAACGAGTCAAGAGAAGGCTTCATCGGTCGTTGCATGAGCAACAACGAGGCCAATGCAGAGTTCCCTGATACGGCTCAACGATTGGCGGTTTGTGGCTCAACGTGGGAGAATCACAAAAGGCAGCAATTCGAGTCTTATTCGGACTACGGCCAAGAGATTCGGTCGAATGCCAAGCGAGGGATAGAACTCAACGAAAGGAACGGCAACAAGTGTGCTACCCAGACGGGCAAGGTCCGGGCGCAGCAGTTAGCCAACGGGGAAGCCATCTCGGTCGAAACCATCAAGCGGATGCACTCCTACCTGTCCCGTGCTGAAACCTACTACGACAACGCAGACGATACCAGCGACTGCGGTTACATCTCCTACCTCCTTTGGGGTGGCAAGTCGGCTCTCTCATGGTCAAGAAATAAACTCCGAGAACTTGGCGAACTCGAAGGCGAAGGATGACGAAGCCCAAGTGCAGGCTCGGATGGACTCGCTCATGATGGTCATCACCACCCTCTGCGACTGCATTGGAGCGGTGGACGATTCCAATGCCCCGAACCAGTACGAAGTGAAAATGAAAATCGTAAACAAGATTAGCGACCTAATCGATAAAATCGAATACTGATGGGAACCAGCAAGGGCAACGGCAAGTACATCGAAACTCCCGAAAAGATGTGGGAGTACTTTGAGGCATACCGCTCGCAGGTCAAGGCAAACCCAAGGACCAAGACGGTATTCCCCGGCAAGGATGCTATCCCCCAGCATGAGCCTTTGGAGCGACCCTTGACCTTGGAAGGCTTTGAGAACTGGTGTGCAGATGCAGGCATCATTGAGGACCTAAGCAACTACTTTGCAAACACGAAGGGCAACTACTCCGACTATTCAACTATCTGTTCACGCATAAAACGGGTCATCCGCCAAGACCAAATCGAAGGGGGTATGGTCGGTCAGTACAACGCAAGCATCACCCAACGGCTGAACTCTTTGGTGGACAAGCAGGAGAATCAGGTCTTTATTGAACAATGGACCGAGGATGAATGAAGGTCATAAACACCACCGCCAAGCGGAAGATTGAATCGCTGACCCATCGCAAACGGGTCATCCAAGGAGGGACCTCGGCCTCCAAGACCTTCAGCATCCTTTGCGTTTTAATCAAACAGGCTTGCACGAAGAAGACCGAAATCAGCATCGTGGGGGAAACCGTGCCTCACCTTCGGAGGGGTGCGATTCGGGACTTCATCAAGATAATGATCGCCAAGGGCATCTTCGTTCCGGCAAGGTGGAACAAGACCCTGCTGACCTACCAGTTCGCCAACCGTAGCACCATCGAGTTTTTCTCCGCTGACCAAGAGGCAAGGCTCCGAGGTGCAAGGAGGCAGGTGCTATTCATCAACGAGGCGAACAACATCGACTTTGAATCTTACTACCAACTCGCCATTCGTACCAGCGAGGCCATCTACATCGACTTCAACCCGACGCATGAGTTCTGGGCGCATACCGAGGTCCTGCGAGAGGACGATTCCGAACTGCTCATCCTGACCTATCAGGACAACGAGGCTCTGCCTGATACCATCAAGAGGGACATTGAACTGAACCGCACCAAAGCCGAAACGTCAGCCTATTGGGCGAACTGGTGGAAGGTGTACGGCCTCGGTCAAGTAGGGACGCTTCAGGGGGCCATCTACGAGGACTTCGAGGTCGTGGAGGGTATCGATGTCAGCCGTGCGAAATTTGTCGCCCTTGGGCTTGACTGGGGCTTTAGCAACGACCCAACCGCACTCGTAGCAATATACCGCCAAGGGGACTGCTTGCTGATTCAGGAACTGCTCTACTCAACAGGCCTTACCAACCAAGACATCGCAGACAAGTTGCGGACGCTGGGCATCACAAGGGCTTGGGAGATAGTTGCGGATTCAGCAGAACCGAAGTCTATTGAAGAAATCTACCGACTTGGCTTCAACATCAAGCCAGCGGAGAAGGGTCCCGATTCGGTCAGGAACGGCATCGACATCCTGAAACGCTACAAGTTGCAGGTTACCAAGGACTCGACCAACCTCATCAAGGAACTGCGGTCCTACACTTGGGCGACCGACAAAGAAGGCAAGAACACGGGGGTTCCGATTGACTCGTTCAACCACGCCTGCGATGCGATGCGGTATGTGGCCCTTAACAAGTTAAGGGTCAGTAACTCAGGGAAGTACGTTGTGGTGTAACTTTGCAGAACTAAACCTCTAAACCATGAACCTAAAGCACATCAAAGACACAATCCTCGTAAATTTAGGCGATATTCCTCGAATCGTGGAGTTCCTCTTTATGCTTACACTTGTGCTAACCAGTGCGACTGTCATTACGGCTATTGCCTGCATTATTGGCTACAAGGTGGCTCTTTTCCTTTGTGGGTTACTTGGTATCGCAATATGAACACCGAACGCATCATTGACCTGCTAATTGAAATCGGCAAGAGTATTGCAGCCGTTTTCTTCATCCTCACCCTTCTAACCCTCCTTTGGACCTTATGAAAGTCGTCCACTACTACCACATCTACTGCGGAGGGAATTGGCAGTTAATCCTGAATCAGCACATGATGGCGGTCTGCAATTACGGACTTATCGGGGTCTTGGATGAAATCCGTGTCGGCATCGTTGGTCCACCCGAACAACGCAAAGCGGTCAAGGAGGTGCTGGAAGGTTCGATGGTGGCTGATAAGGTCAAGGTCGTAGTTACCCGGACCAACGCTTGGGAGCAGGCGACCCTGACCGAGATGTACCGGGCAAGTCAGGAAGAGGAATCCGTGTACCTGTACGCTCACACGAAGGGGGCTGCGAATCCATCCTTGACCACACAACTTTGGGGCAGGTCCATGCTATTCTTCAACGTTGTGGCTTGGGAACGCTGCCTGCAACTGCTGGAAGGGGTGGATGCGGTGGGATGTCATTGGATAACCAAGGAGCAGTTCCCTCACATGGCAGACGCAAACAACCCCGAAGGCTACCCCTACTTCGGTGGTAACTTTTGGTGGGCCAAGTCGAGCCACATCAAGGAACTGGGCGAACCTGCAAGGGACCACCGATTCCAAGCCGAGCATTGGATAGGAAAGAAACCCGACACCAAGGTCTTTGATTCCAACCCCGGCTGGCCTTCACCTGAAAAATTCGTTGTAACTTTTTGAGCATGAAACT